TATATGGCCTATTATGAATACCCAAGAATATTTGGGTTGGGAATATCGGTCAAAAGGTTGGGCAAGAGCCGCAGATGGCACAGTAAAAAATAGCTTTACTGCTGACTCAGATACTACAGTTTTTGATGACCGTATTATGGTTTTGCTAACCAAAATGAAGTATTGGGGCATTAAAGGCTTTGATACTACAGTTGTAGCCCAAGACTATCAGCGTTATTTGTCAGTTGCTAAAGCTAATGATAAAGGTGCGCCAAATCTATCATTCTCGCCACAAGCAAGCAGAGTGCTTATTGGCTACGCTAACATTCCTGATACCGGTTACGGCTCATAATGCTATTACAGCGCCCTAAACAAAACACAGCTAAAAATGCTTCTGTACCAGCGCCTATTGGTGGCTGGAACGCTAGGGATTCCCTTGCAAACATGGCGGCAACTGACGCTGTGCAGCTTGTAAATTGGTTTCCTACGCCAACTGACGTAACTATGCGTAAAGGTTATACAGTAGTTTCTATTTTAACAACTTCAACTGGCGTTAAAAGTATTTCTAGTATTACCCATGTGGATACATTGGCTACTTTAACTACGGCTACTGCACATGGTTTAAAAACAGGCGCTTATGTGTCTATTAGTGGCACAACTCCAGCAGCTTATAGTGGTGTATTTAAAATTATTGTAACTAGCACTACTACTTTTACTTATTCAACTGTAACAGTACCTTCTGGCAATGCAACTGTAGTAGGAACATACTTAAATCAAGCAACAACGCCTATTAACACGCTAATGAATTACACAAAAACTAGCGGTTATAACCTTTTTGGCGCTGCTGGCTCAGATATTTGGGATACAAAACCTAGTCCAGCAACTAAAGTATTTAGCGGTATTTCTAGTGATAAATTACAAGTTGTAAACCTTACAAATACCGCAGGGCATTTTTTAGTAGCCTGTAATGGCGTTGACCCTGTAATGATTTATGACGGCTCTGCATGGTTTTATGTGGCTACAACTACCACAGCCGCCACTATTAACACTATTGTTAGAACAAGCCCTTTCGCAACTGCAACTGTTACTACCGCAACTGCACATGGTCTAGTAACAAATAATCGAGTAACTATTTCTGGTGCTTCAGAAAGCACTTTTAATGGCACTTTTGTTATTACCGTAACAGGTGCAAATACTTATACATATACCTCTACAGGCACTTCTACAGTCACTTCTGTAACAGGTTCTTATACTACTATTGGCATAACTGGGGTAAACAGTAACACATTTGTTAATGTTAATTTATTTAAAAATCGCTTATATTTTACGCAAAAAGACACACTTTCTTGCTGGTATTTAGATGTAAATTCTATTGGTGGTGCAGCATTACCCTTGTATTTTGGTGGAATAGCTCGTAATGGTGGTTATTTGCAAGCAATGGGTACATGGACTCTTGATGCTGGTCAAGGCGCTGATGACTATGCTGTATTTGTAACCAGTATGGGTGAAGTTATTGTATATAACGGCACAGACCCTAATACTGCTGACACATGGGTATTAAAAGGTGTATGGCAGTTAGGTCAAACCTTTGCAAGACGATGCTTTTTTAAATGGGCTGGCGACCTTCTTTTACTTACACAAGATGGATTAGTGCCTCTTGCGTCTGCTTTGCAGTCAAGCCGCCTAGACCCTCGTGTAAACCTTACAGACAAGATTTACTACCCAATTAGTATTGCGGCAACTAATTATTATGCCCAATTTGGTTGGCAAATTAACTATTTTGCTTCTGAAAATATGCTTATTCTTAATATTCCTGTACCTAGTGGAATTGAGCAATATGTAATGCACACCATTACAAAGTCTTGGGCTAGATTTACAGGATTACAAAGCTATTGTTGGGAAGTTTCTGGCGATAACGATATTCACTTTGGTGGTGATGGTTATGTCGGCACTTTATATAGTGCTTTGTCTGATGATGGCGCAAATATTACTGCAACCGCACAACAAGCATATAGCTATTTTGATGCACCAGGGCAATTAAAACGATTTACTATGGTAAGGCCTATTCTTCAATCTACTGGAGGCGTACCCAATGTTTTATGCGGTATTAGCGTAGATTTTGACACTCAATCTCAACTTGGGGCAGTATCATTTAATCCAAATACTCAAACAGAAGGTATTTGGGATACAGCTAAATGGGATGGAAATGTATGGGCTGGTGGTCTTATTACCACTAAGATTTGGCAAGGAGTTACTGGAATTGGCTATACAGGTTCAGTAAATCTTAATGCTGCTAGTAGAGGAATTGAATTACATTGGGCTTCTACTGACTATGTTATGGAGTCCGGAGGTGTTGTTTGATTCTTATTAACGACCCTATTCTTAGAGAATGGGCTATTAAACATAAGATTCCAACACCGCAAGATGCCCATTATTTGGGTCAAGTATTAGATGGACAGATTAGAGCAGTTGTAGTGTTTTGCGGTTTTTATGGTAAATCTTGCATGATTCATGTGGGGTCAGAAGGTGAGTATTGGGCAACTAAAGACTTTCTTAAAAAGGTCTTTGATTATCCGTTTAACACATTGAAATTAAAGGTTATAATTGGCACAGTTGCAGGGAGTAATACAAAAGCCCTAAGACTAGACCGACACCTTGGTTTCAAAGATGTTGCTACTATTCCTGACGCACATGATGAAGGGGATTTGGTAATTCTAGAAATGCGCCCAGAATATTGTAAATGGGCATAAGGAGATAGTAATGGGTGCAAGTTCAACATTTTCGCAAGGTGCTAACCCTAATACGGCTAATCCGTATGCCGGTACAACAAGCCCTTATTTTGGCGCTGCACAAGCACAAAGTCTTGGCAATCTTGCTGGCGCACAACAAGCTACCCAAGCCAATCGAGTTAATCAAAATACCCTTTATGGTGGTTTAAACTACCAACAAAGCACAGATGCTAACGGCAATCCTACATGGACTGCTAATCAAACTGGTACTGACCAGACTCAAGGACTTGTAAATTCGTCTTTAGCTGGATTACAAGCAAGTATTAATAACCCTGCTTATGGTATTAATCCTGGTCAAACATACAGCGATGCAATTATGCAACGCTTACAGCCACAAATGGCTCAGTCTGCTGAATCCAATAAAGCTGCATTGGCTAACCAAGGTATTGTGCCAGGCACTCAAGCCTACGATAATGCTATGCGTACATTCCAACAAGGTCAAAACGACTTGCTGACTTCTGCCCAAATTAATGGTATGAATACAGGCTTACAAGCCCAAGCATTACAAGGTACACAAGCTGGTCAAATTAAAGCATTAACAACACCTAATCTTATTAATGCACCGCAACAAGCTGCTGTTGCTGGCCCTGATTACACAGGTGCTTTGGCTACTCAAACTAATGCTAATATTGCAGCGCAAAATGCTGCACTTGGTCAACAAACAAATCAAACTGCTGGACTATATGGTTTAGGTTCTGCTGGTATTTTAGGTCTTGCTGCTAACCCTGGATTAATCTCTAGTGCTGGCACAGGTATTCAAGACATTTATAAATATTTAACGGCTTAATATGGGTAGCAGCAATCCTCTTTCTAGTGTTACTGATACCGTTTCATCTGCATTAGGCACTGATGGCGGTGGCGGTGGAGTATTGGGTGGTTTAGCTTCTTTAGACAAATCCGTAAACAATGCTATTCCTGGCGGCTGGATTACTGTAGGAGGTCTTGCTGCCGGTGGACTTGCCCTTGCTTATGCTCCTGAAGTAATGGCTTTAGCTGCTGAAACCGGTGTAGAACCAGCCGTAGCCGCAGAACAACTTGGTATTCCAGCCGTAGATGCCGCTACAGGTGCAACTGTACCTTTAGCTACAACTTCTACTGCTGGTGCTGATGCAATACTAGCTGCTCCTGATGTTGCTGTAAATTTAGGAGCTACAGGTGGTGGTACTGTAGGTTCATTAAATGCTGCTTTACCGGCTGCTGGTGCGACAGGTAGCGGTATGTCTGCTGCACTTGCCCCTGGCACAGTATTAGGAACAGGTTTAGAAGGTGGTGGTGCTATTGGTTCAAGCTATGCTGCTGGCGCTAATGGACTACCAGCTACAGACTTTTTTGGTAATTATGTACCAGCTTCATCTATTAATACTGGTGGTGTGCCTAATACGATTGCTGGCACTACTGCAACTACTACAAATAGTGATTTGCTTAAACTATTAAAACAAGGTGCTGGTTCTGGTTTATCTAATTCATTAGGAAAACTTGCCGCAGGTCAAAACGCTTCACCTGAAGCCTTACCTAATTTAGTGCGTGGCAATCAAAACCCATTTACTTATACAGCACAACAACCTATTCAAAACGCACAGCCAATGGATTTAAGTGCGCTGTCTAAATTACTAAAGCAGGGATAATCATGGCAGATATAACAGACCAACAATTTCTATCACAAGACCCAGAAGTTTTAGGTTTACAAAGACAACGCCAGTTAGCTAATTTGCTAACAGGTCAAGCCTTTAATCAGCCACAAGGTCAAGTTATTAGTGGGCATTATGTAAAACCTTCTGCATTGCAAAGCGCATTGCCAATGATTAATGCTGCTATTGGTGGTATGACTAATGCTAATTTGGATGAAAAACAAGTAGCTTTAGCTGAAGCATTAAGAAGCAGAAGCACAGAAGAAATGAATAAATATGCACAATTAGCAAAAGTAGACCCTAATACTGCTGCTGAATTTGCTAGAGGTGCTAAAACTCCTGAATTAAGGGCTATAGGGCTTAAATCATTAACTCCTGAAGAATATACATTAAGTGCTGGTCAAACTCGATTTAAAGGTGGTCAAGCAATAAATACTGCTGCACCAGAGCCTAAACTTCATGTAGTAAAAGGTAACTTAGTCAATGAACAAGGAAAAGTTGTATATACAGCGCCTTTAACTGGAGAAGAAAAAGTAAACCCTGCTGAAGCTGGTTTGCGTAGTTCTTTCTTAAATCAAGCACAACCACACATTCAAATTTCACAGGCTTATCGTAAAATTGAAAGCGCACCTGATACTGCTGCTGGCGATATGTCTAAAATATTTGGATTTATGAAAATTCTTGACCCAGGTTCTACAGTCAGAGAAGGTGAATATGCTTCTGCCGAAAATGCAAGAGGTGTACCAGATACAGTTAAAGCTCAATACAATAAAGTTATTAGCGGTCAAAGACTTAGCCCAGACCAGCGTGTTCAATTTACACAAGCTGCTGGTGATTTAGTTAATAGTCAAAAACAGCAATTTGGTGAAGTTGCTAAATATTATGGTGATATTTCTTCAAGAAATAGAATTAATCCTGAAAATATTATTTATGACCCATATAAAGATTTGAATGTTCAAACTACTCCACCTAAACAACCTAAACCTGTTGTAAACATTAATCAACAATTAGGTGTGCCACAAGCTACAAATGGTTGGAATATTATTAGCGTAAATCCTTCAAGGTAAAAATATGGCTCAATATATAGTACAAGCCCCTGATGGACAAACAATTACTTTAGAAGGCCCAGAAGGCGCTTCTCAAGCAGATGTTATTGCACAAGCACAAAAACTATATCAGCCTAAAGCTAGTGTAGAAGTTTCTGCTGCCCCTGCACAATTTGGTGAAACAGGTGGTGGCGCTGCTGTAGGTAGGCCACAAGGAATTAATCGTACTAATGTGCAACCAGAACCACGCCCATTAGAATCTGCAATGGCTGGTCTTACTAAATCAATGATAGATGTGCCTGTAGGTGCAGCACAACTAGCAACAGGTGGAAATTTAGGTACAAGTCAATTAGCGCAAAGATTAGGACAAGAAGCCACTCAATATCAAGAAGCTAATCCAGCATCTTATGGCGCAGGTAGAATTGGTGGTGCTGTATTGCCAGCAATGGGCGCTGCTAAAATTATTGGTGCTATTCCTTCTTTTGCAAAATTAAATCCTTTTGTACAAGCTAGTGGAATTGGTGGCGTTATTGGCGCAACAACACCAGAAGAAACAGGAAAAATTGGTTATCAACCAATAGGCGTTAATGCCGCTAAACAAGGCACTATTGGTGCTGCATTAGGAGGAATAACGCCAGCATTAGGTAAAGTTGCTGATGTTGGCATCCATGCTGGTAAAGCCCTTTTAGAACCTTTTTATCAAGGTGGTCAAAATCTTATTCTTGGTCGTGCATTACGTCAATTTGCTGGTAATGATGCAGAAAAAGCTATTGCTAATTTAAAAAGTGCTAAAGAATTAATATCAGGTTCACAGCCTACTGTTGGAGAGGCTGCTGGCATACCTAGTCTTGCTGCTGCACAAAGAGCCGCCATAGGTTCTTCACCAATCGCTACAAATGCTTTAGCTGGTCGACAATTAGCTCAAAATGAAGCTAGGACTGCTGCACTTCAAAATATTGCGCCAGAAGCTAGAATTGCTAAATACTCCAATATTAGAGAAGAAGTAGCTAATGATTTATACGATAAAGCATTAAATACTAAATTAGCTTTAGCGCCAGAAGATGAAAAGATTGTTGGTGAATTAATTAAAACTCCTGCTATTTCTAAAGCTATGAATCAAGCTAAAGAAAATGCTGCCAATAGAGGCTTAAATATTGCTGACCCTGCTGGTTCTATGCGTGGTTTGCATGAAACAAAAATGGCTTTAGATGACCAAATTTCAGCCGTTAAAGCTAAGTTAGAAAAATCAGGCACAGGTGCTACTAGCGCAGAGTTAAACAGTTTAATTACTGCTAAAGACAGGCTTTTAGGGTTTATTGAAGATATTAACCCTGCATACAAAGAAGCAAGTAGCACTTTTGCACGACTTTCTAAACCTGTAAATCAATTAGAATCTATTGCTAATTTGGCGCAAAAATCAGTTTCTCCACAAACTCAAACCATTTATGCAGCTAATTTTGCAAGAGAATTAGATAAAGTTAAAAAAGAAGGTATTTTATCTAAACAGCAATTAGCAAGGCTTGAAGCAGTTAGTGAAGATTTGCAAAGAGGTACTTATGCTAAAACTGCTGGTGCTGGCATAGGCTCTAATACAATGGAAAAGTTGGCTTATAACAATATGCTTCAGCAAGTAAACTTACCTAATATGCTTAGAAGGCGTGGTTTGGCTGAAACTGCTGGTAATATTCTTGCTAGAGTAAGTGATATTGGTTATGGCGCTGCAAATAAGCAATTAACGAATAAAATGGCAGAAGCCTTACTTGACCCTAAAAAGTCAGCCGCACTAATGAAATTAGCCGGTAAAGCAGAAACAGCTTCTCATTTAACGCCAGAACAAGCAAATATTGCTAGAATTTTGGCAACTGAAGCTGCACAGAAAATGATTAAAGGAGTAACAAATGAGTAGAAACGGTAGCGGTACATATAGCCTACCTGCTGGCAATCCAGTAGTCACAGGTACTACTATTACATCTAGTTGGGCTAATACAACAATGCAAAACATTGCTGATGGCCTTACTCAATCTGTTTCAGCAGATGGTCAGACTCCTATGTCAGGGGCTTTAAATATGGCAACAAACGACATTAATAATGTTGGTACACTAACAGCCTTAACAGGCATCTTTGGCGGAACATACTAATCATGGCACAGACAAACTTTACTCCGATAAGTCTTTATTATTCGGCTACATCTACCAATGTCCCTACGGCAGGTAACTTAGTTGCTGGCGAATTAGCTATTAATACTGCTGATGGCAAACTATTCTATAAAGACTCTAGCGGCGTAGTGCAAACTATCGCTGGTAAAGGCGGTGCTGGCATAGCTGGTGGTTCTACTACCCAAGTCCAATATAACTCTAGCGGCTCATTGGCTGGTTCTGCCAATATGACCTTTAGCGGTACAGCTTTAACTTTAGCTAATGATGCTTTTATATCAGGTCTTACTGTTGGTAAGGGTGGTGGTGCTGTATCTACTAATACTGCTGTTGGTGCTAATGCTCTGTTAGCAACTGCTACTGGCACAAACAACACAGGAATTGGAAACAATGCTTTATATGCTTTAACAAGCGGTTCTGAAAATACTGCTGTTGGGGATGCTTCATTAGCCGCTAATACAACTGGTGGTCAAAATGTATCATTTGGTAGGCAATCACTTCGTAATAATACTACTGGAAATTACAATACCGCCCTTGGTATGGCATCCCTTATAAACAACACCACCGCATCTAACAACACCGCAGTAGGTTATCAAGCTGGGTATAGTAGCGCTACTGCTACAGGGCAAGCATTTTTTGGCTATCAGGCTGGTGTAAATTCAACAGGTAACTACAATACTTTAATTGGTGGAGGCGCTGGAACTGGATTAACAACTGGAACAAACAACACTTTTGTTGGTGCTTATTCTGCATACAATGTAACAACTGGCTCTAAAAATACAGTTATTGGTTTATTTAATGGAAATCAATTAGGTTTAGACATCCGTACAGCAAGTAACTACATTGTGTTATCTGATGGTGATGGTAATCCTTATGCTTTTGTAAACCCAAGCGGATATTTTAAAACCACAAATTCTGTTACTGGTGGTTTAAATAGCATTACTGGTGCATACGCAGAGTTTGGTCAAACTGCGGATAACAATGCTTTAATGGTTCAAAACTTTAATGCTAGTCAAACTGGTAATGGTTTTATTTATATTTCAAACAGAAATACAACTAATAATACTTTTTACGCAATTAGTTATTACAATAATTCTGCTAATGCTTATAAATTTAGAGTTGCTGATTCAGGAAATGTAACCAATACAAACAATAGTTATGCTGGTATTTCCGATATTAAATTAAAAGAAAATATTGTTGATGCAACACCTAAACTTGAAGATTTATGCAAAGTTAAGGTTCGTCAATACAATTTAAAATCTGAACCTGACCGCAAGCAAATTGGTGTTATTGCACAAGAACTTGAAGAAGTATTTGCTGGAATGGTAGAAGAATCAGCAGATAAAGACATTGACAATAATGATTTAGGCACAACCACTAAATCTGTTAAATACTCTGTTTTTGTACCAATGCTAATTAAAGCAATTCAAGAACTTAATGCAAAAGTAACCGCTTTAGAAGCTAAATTAGGAGCATAAAAATGGAACTTACAAAAGAACAACAAGTAGCGCAAGATTATAAAGCAGCTATGGATTCTGTAAACCTTATCAACGCAGGAAAACCTGCTGATATGACTGATGCAGAATGGGCTGATACAGTTAAGCGCAACAAGGCTCATCTTGAAATTCAAATTGCTAAAGGTGCAGAGTTTTATGACGAACATGATTTAACACCATTTTTAAACGCAGTAAAATAACCACGAAAGGAAATGACATGGAAAACATAAAGAAAAACCAAGTCACTATTGACGATGTAGAGTACGCATTTGAAGATATGAAGCCTGAACAACAGAATATGGTCAATCATTTAATTGATTTAGACCGCAAGATTGGTAGTTCACAATTTAATCTTGACCAGCTCAATGTTGGAAAACAAGCCTTTTTAACTATGTTGCGTGAATCTTTGGTGGAGGCATAATGTTCTTAGTTACTTGGTTATTTGACAAAGTAGGCTATATGCCTAAAATTAATGTAGAAACTACATGGCCTTTCCCTGCTGTACAAAAAGACTATGTAGCCCCAGAATTTGAAAAAAAAGTAGCTAAAAAGACTGTTAAAAAAGCTACTACTCGCCCTAAGAAAACTAAATGAGCATAGCCATGACCGACCAAGAACTAGAAAATTTAGTTGAAAAAGTAACCGAAAGAGTTATTGAAAAAGTCTATACTTCAGTCGGTAAATCTATTGTTCAAAAGTTTTTTTGGATTGTGGGAGTTGGCGCTGTAGGACTATTTACATGGTTAGCTTCTTCTGGTCATATAGACATAAAATGAAATGCCCTACGGACTTCCTGAAGGCGCTAAAGCCTTATCAGAATCACTTAATGCAAGCAGAGAAGCAGCTAGAGGGTTATCTACATCTATCGAAAATATACAGCGAGATGTTGTGGATGTTGCTCACCAACAAGCCAAACAAAGACAAATAGCCAAACGCCAGGCTGAAGTACAAAAACAACTAGCAATACATAAAGCATTAGCTGAATACAGAAACAGAAAGCTCATTACTGAAGAAGAATTTAAGCTAAAAGTAGAGTTTGTAAAGAAATACGGCAGCAAAGATTGGGAAGAAGTTTTGAAGATTAAAACTGAATTAGAAAAGCTGGAAAAAGCAGAAAAAGCTGAATTTGAACACGATTTAAAAGAAATTCGTAAAGTTCAGTTTTATTGTTTTGCAGTTGCAGCAATGATAGCTTGGTATTTGACTTGGGGTTATAAATGAATGACATACTAAAACATATACTTACTGGTAAAGACAACAGTACGCATGACATTGCTAAATGGGCATGGATGCTTGGATTTTTGCTTGTAGGCTGTTCTGCTATATATCTAATCTATACCGGTAAAGAAATCAGTCTTACCGAGTTAGCAGGTGCTTTAGGCATTATTTCTGGGTCAGGTGCAGCTTCCGTAGCTGGTAAACAACTTTCAGGTGCAGAACCTCAATGAACTTTTTGATTTCCCTATTAGGCGGTCTAAGTGGACAAACTTACATATATCTTGTACTTGTACTTGGTAGTTTTTCTAGTGGTTTCTATATTGAGCATATTCGCTTTGTTGATTTCCAAGATAAGGTCAAAATTGTTGCAGAACAGCAAATTGCCGAGAACAAGGCAAAACTTAAAGAACAAGAATTAATAAATAGAGGAGTAACAGATGCGTACAACGCTAATGTCAGCAATATTCACACTTTTTATAACCGGATGCTCAACACCGATAGCGGTGCAACAACTACCCTTTCCACAGCCTCCATCACAATTAATGGCGAAACCCATAACCTTTTACTTGTTGCCGAGCAATGCGCCCAAACAACCCAGCAATTAGTTAGTTTAATTGACTGGACTAACCAACAGTTAGGCTTAAATGGCAAATGATTACAAAGAGTGTTTAGACCTCGTTTTAAAGTCTGAAGGTGGATGGGTTAATAATCCCAATGACCCAGGCGGTGAAACGAATTTAGGGGTCACCAAGGCTGTTTGGGAGGAGTATGTAGGTCATCCTGTAACTACGATGAAAAACCTCACCAAAGACGATGTAGCGCCTTTATATGAGCAAAAATACTGGAGAGCTTGTTATGGAGAAGTATTACCTAGGGGGCTCGACTTTATTGTGTTTTCAATGGGAGTTAATGCAGGGCCAGGCAGAAGCGTTAAACTGCTTCAGCAATCTATTGGATGCGTATCTGACGGAGTTATCGGCCCAACAACAAGAAGCCTTATTTGTGCCAGTAATACAGCAACTCTTATCAATAAATTCTCAGAAGTACGCAGGGAATACTACCGTTCATTAAAAACTTTCCCTATATTCGGCAAAGGCTGGCTTTCAAGAGTCGACCATGAAGAAACAACTGCTTTAGACATGGCTAAAAACGCTTAACGCACTCTAGCTACTTTAGCCTTTTTCATTACCAATTCGTATTCTTTTTTAGCTTGGTCATCTAATTTGCGTAATGGAAGTTCTTGGTAATATTTCCATTTAGCTAAGTATTCTGGCAATTCTGATGGTGGAATCCAGCCATGTAATTTCCAGCGTGTAGTAATGTCTGTGCCGCTTGCTGTCCATATATGCTCATTCATTATTTACTCTCCATGTGAATCATAACAATGATTACTATCATTACTGACCAAGCAACCATGCCGCTTAATGCCATCGTGGTTATAAATATGCTCATT